TACTTTTGTTGCTAACTCAGATAACATTATTCCAACTCAAAGAGCGTTAACATCGTATATTGAAAATAGATTTAATGGTGGTGGATCTAACTTGTTTACTAACACACTTGTAGCAGGTCAGTTAAAGTTTGAAGATAGAACATGGTCTAACACAGCAGGCTCAAATAATCCGGAGGCTATGGCAACAGTAGCTCCGCAAATGATAATTAACGGACCATTAGGTGGTGGGTTGCAAGCACTAACAATGTTTATGTCGGCTCGTATTGATCGAGACGACTTTAACGGATAATGATAAATATGTATAATACCAAGAACGGAGCAAACAATGGCAGAATTTAAACTCGGTAGACTTAGATTTATATGGAAAGATGCATGGGTTACCGGCACTACATATCTAAAAGACGATGTCGTTAGATATGGTGGTAGAACCTATGTAGCAGTAAAAGGACATATTGCAGATTCTAATTTCTACAATGACGAAGATCACTGGAATAAGTTTAGTGATGGTACTGACTGGAAGTCAGACTGGACAACAACTACATTCTATAAAATTAATGATATCGTAAGATATGGTGGTATTATCTATATTTGTAATACCGGACATACAGCGCAAGCAAACCTAGAAGCTGATCAAAGTAAATGGGATCAGTTTGCTACTTCAATTGACTGGAAAGATAATTGGACAGCCTCTACAGTTTATAAAGCGAACGACTTGGTAAAATATGGTGGAAACATTTATTTGTGTAACACTGGTCATACTGCCGCGGCTAGTAACGCACTTGGACTTGAAGCTGATATTTTAAAATGGGATATTTTCTCAGAAGGTCAGGACTGGAAACAGAATTGGGCTACTGCTACACGTTATAAAGTAAATGACATTGTTAAGTATGGTGGAACACTGTATGTTTGTAACACTGGACATACTTCTGCGGCAACAGCCGCACTAGGTCTAGAAGACGACCAAAACAAATGGGATTACCTAAATAAAGGATTTGAATATTTAGGCGAATGGGCAAACTCAACACGTTACAAAGTTAACGATGTTGTACTTTACGGTGCTACACTTTACATTGCAACAGGAGCACATACTTCTGTTGCTACTAATCCAGATTCACAACTAGGTACATTACAAGCAGATATTGTGAACTGGGACAAATTTGTTCCGGGTATGGAATTTGAAAACACATGGTCTGGTTACGAAAGATATCAACCAGGTGACTTTGTAACTTACGGTGGTAACCAATATGTTGCCAACGATAATGTTTATGCAGAAGTTCCTCCAGGAAGTGGTAAATGGGATCTAGTAACAACCGGATTTAATCTTAAAGGTGACTGGAGTGAAGATTCTACAAACCAAGATTATAGAATTGGTGATGTTGTAAGACTAGGTGGCTACACATACCTATGTATTGCAGATCATCAAGGATTCCGTCCACCAAACAATACTTATTGGGCAAGATTGTCTCAAGGTATTGAGTGGAAAGATACATGGACCGATGCTACTCTTTACGATGCAGGTGATGCAGTACGTGAAGGATTAATTAGTTATGTTTGTGTTCTAGCACACACATCGGCGGCTGGTAATAAGCCGTCAGTAGATTCGCTAGGAACATACTGGAAAAACGTAGCAAGTGGCGCTGAAGAAAGCGCACTAACAACAGAAGGTGACATTCTTTACTACAGTGGTGCAGGTCCTGCAAGACTTCCAATCGGCCAAGAAGGACAAGTTTTAAGTGTTTCAACAGCAGGCTTACCAGAATGGAAAGACTTTGCAACAACACCTGATGTTTATTATGTTGCTACAAATGGTGTAAACACACCTTATCCAACAAATGGCGGAACATTAGATCGTCCATGGAAAACAATTAGATATGCGGCTGAAGAAGTTGAAAAAGGTCCAAAGAATCCTAATGCAGTAACATTACTAGAAAAGAATAGAATGTTCATTGCATACGAAACTTCTAAATGGGCAAAGAGACAGATTATTACACAGACTGCTCCATTCTTTATTGGATTTAGTTTTAATGAAGCTAAATTCCAAAGACTAGCAGGCTTTGTAATTGACGCAGTTACAATTGATTTAAGAAAAGGCGGCAACGTAAACATTCGCAGAGTTGCACAAGCAATGAAAGATAATGATGGTACTGATTGGTTTGACACTGGATCAGAAACACAAAACGTTGCGGCATTAAACTTTGTTGTTGACCTAGCTGAAGATGTTATCAATAGTGCTACACCACCTGCAGATTATCAAGATCTTGATGGCGTTGCAGTTAATGATAGATATCTACAAATTAAAGATGCTACAAAAACACCTGAAGCAGGAACATTGGCAAATATTACTACAGCGATTGCAGTAGTAACTAATGCAATTACACTAGGCGGCGGATTCACACTTCCAAAAGAAGTTAAAACTGCTAATGTAATTTTTGTTAAAACAGGAACATATGCTGAAGTACTTCCGATTAGAGTACCTGCATTAACTGCAATTGTTGGAGATGAATTGCGTTCAACTAGAGTTGAACCAGCAGGCTCAGTAACACCAGCAGGCGATGCAACATACAGTTTAGCTGGTATTTTGCATATGAAATCAATACTTGATGAGATTGTTCAAGCTACTGATGTTACACCACAAACAGGAAATTCATTAACTCAAGATAAGTCTAATCCTGCAAGTACAGCACCTGTAGCAACTATTATTACGGATCTTGCTCAAGAACTTTATGACCAAATTGATTATCAAATTAATGGCGCAAGTGGTGATTCATCTGCTCCGGCGTTTAGAGGAAGAAACGAAAGAGTTGACGATCAGGATAAATTTGCGGCAGCAAGATTGTTAATGCTAAACAAAGATTTTATTGCACGTGACGTAACAAAATACATTGCAGTAAATTACCCTGCATACACTTTTGATACTGTAGCTTGTGAAGCTGATGTTAGACACTATATCGATGCATTTATTTACGATCTAATTCACGGCGTAAGCGAAGGCAGTAACTATGCTACATTAATGGCAGGATTATTTTACGGTAATAGTGTTAATGGATCTGCATTAGAAAATATGTACTTGTTAAGAGACGGTACAGGTATTAGAAACCAAACACTAGGTGGACTAAATGGTACACTGAGTGCGGCAAACCAATACGGATCTAAGCGTCCATCAGCAGGTGCTTATACTTCACTTGATCCAGGCTGGGGACCAGACGATAGTCGTGTATGGATTACAACACGTTCGCCGTATGTACAAGGTGTTACTACTTTCGGTACAGCTTGTATTGGTTTAAAAGTTGATGGCAACTTGCACAACGGTGGTAACGATTCGATTGTTGCTAACGACTTTACGCAAGTACTAAGTGATGGTATTGGCGCATGGGTTACTAACTTAGGCAGAGCAGAACTTGTATCTGTGTTCTGTTACTATAATCATATTGGTTATCTAGCTGAAAACGGCGGTAAGATTCGTGGTACAAACGGTAACTGTTCATATGGTGACAAAGGCGCAGTATCAGAATTTATTGACGTTACTGAAATTCCAACAACTGGCGGAGTTAACAACAGAAAACTCGAAGCACAAATTGGTAGAGCATTAACTGACGGTAGTAAGATTATTCACTTTGAATATACAAATGCTGGTAATAATTACACATCGGCATCTTATCAAATTAGTGGTAACGGGTATGGTGCAGTAGTTGCCAATGCTAACGTAGTTAACGGTGGTATCTTTGAAGTTAGAGGACGCAATCCAGATGACGGATCAACATATAATGTATCTGATGTTAATAACGATGGATTGTTAAATGATATCGATACACTTGGCGGAAGAGGATATGAAACTGCATCTAACACTGCGCAGGCCGGTGGACTAACAACTATTACGTTGTCAAACACTGAAACAGCAAACAATACAAAATACATTGGTATGAGAATTGTTATTACAGCTGGTGTTGGTGCTGGACAATATGGTGTTATTACATCATACAACTCGGGTACTAAAGTTGCTAATGTTGTTAAAGATTCAGATGGTACACCAGGATGGGATACATGGCATCCAACAAATGCAATTGCTTCAACATTAGATGCTACAACAGCATATACAATTGAACCAAGAGTAGTAGTTGTCGGTGGCGGCGGAACTGGAGCACAAGTTAGAGCACAAGTTTCTGATAACAGAATCACACAGTTTTATATTGTAAATCCAGGAAGCGGATATAATTCAGCAGATCCAACATTAAAGTTGACAATTACTGATCCTAATGAAACTTCGGAAGCACCATATGAAATTAGAGTTGGAGATGGCGTACTATCACAACCTACATGGACTGAACGCGGAATTGATTTTGAAACAGCAGGAGCAACAGTTAGTGGTGATGGATACGGAGACATTTATCAATCAGCTAACTTTATGAATGTTTACGGATTAACTGATATTCCAACTGAAGGTGCAAACTTACAAATTGAAGGTGATAGTAGATACTTTAAGGTTGTATTTGTTAGAGAACTTTTAGGTGGCCCAGGCAATTATACTGCAAACCTACAAGTAAGTCCAGACTTAGGAGTTGAAGAATCTCCAGAGCACGGAACTAACATTACAATTAGAAGAAGATACTCACAAGTACGTTTAACAGGACACGACTTCCTAGACATTGGTACAGGAAATTTATCAAATACTAACTATCCTGGAACTCCAATTATTCCAAACGATCCAAAGGACGAAGTTACTGAAGCAGGCGGCGGCAGAGTGTTCTATACAAGTACTGACCAAGATGGTAACTTTAGAGTAGGACGTTTGTTTAACGTTGAACAGTCAACAGGATCTGCAAGTTTGAATACAAGTGCATTCAGTCTAGCAGGACTACAAGAATTGTCACTAGGTGCAGTTGGCTTAGGACAAGGCGGAGCAGTTATTAATGAATTTAGTACAGATGGTACATTTAGTGCTAATTCAGACAATGTTGTTCCAACACAAAGAGCAATTATTACATACATCAATGCACAAATTGGTGGAGGAAGTAGTTCTCTGAACGTTAACGCGGTTACAGCAGGTAAAATAAATATTACAGGTAATACAATAAGTACAACTGATAATACACCAATTACTGTAACTACAGGGATGAATTTCAATGGTGGAATAAGTGGTAGCCCAGTTGCATTAGCGTACTACTTTACAAGTAAATCATAATGGCTAAATACTAACGATAGGAGTAATATAAAATGGCATCAGGAATTTTAGGAATTAGTGATCTAACAGCAAATACGGACACAACAACGTATACTGTTCCTGCCGATACTTATAGCGTTGTGACTGTTTCTTTTTGTAATAGAAGTTCAAGCACAGTTCAAATAAGATTAGCAGTAGCAACCAGTGCAACACCGGGCGGCGGAGAGTATCTAGAGTATGATACATCAATCGGACCAAACGGCGTTCTTGAAAGAACGGGTATTGTAATGGATACAGGTAAATTGCTTGTTACAAGATCATCCGGCGCTAACTGCAATGCAGTAGTAATGGGTATTGAAACAGCCGTACCAGCGGCGTAAGGAAGGTATAAGATGGGTAGAAGAATTTCAGTAGGTTCACCAGGTCTAACAATTCCTTTCGGAACTACAGCACAAAGAACCCAAGACGCAGGAGCAGGCTCAATCCGCTTTAATACTGAGTTAAACAACTTAGAATTATATAACGGTACAGCATGGCTTCCAGTAGGTGTTCTTAACGCTACTACAGTTACAACAGCGTATAATGCGGCATCAGGACAACAGTTATTCTGTGATACAAATGGCGGTCCATTTACAGTTACATTACCGGGTAGTCCGGCAGTGGGAGATGTTGTTAGATTTTTTGATCTAAGAAAAACATTTGACAGTAATGCACTAACACTTGGTAGAAACGGAAAGTTGATTCAAGGTGACGCGGCAGATTTGACTGTAAACTCCGAAGGAGCGGCATTTGAAGTCGTATTTTCAGGCGACTCATACGGTTGGCGTATTTACACTGTATAAGACTTAAAGAGGAACAACACGAATGGCAAGTTATGCAAGTTACAAAAAAATAACATCCGAAGGCATTCCAGCTGGTGTTATTACACGGGAGAAGTTAGCTCCAGGAGCTGGCGCTTGTCGCAAGGTTCAATGGATCTACAACGAGCGTGGTATGCAATGCCACCAGTGTGCAAGAGAAAGTGGATGCTGTGAACAAGCAAACGGCAAATGCTGTTATTGGTGCGTTCCTGATAATGTTTATAAAGTAACCTTTGAAATTTGGTCAGGCGGCGGCGGAGGTCCAGGTCACACTTGTTGTAACAACTGTTCGTTCGCAATTGGCGGCTTTGGCGGAAACTACGCAATTAAAACAATTGACACTAACCCCGGATGTCAGTATAGTGTTTGTGCAGGAGGCAGTTGGCCTTGCGGTAAGTCACACACATGTTCAGCAGGTATGGGATGTAAGTCATATGTAAATGGACACAATCTAAGTAATTTTTGTACAGACGGCGGCTGTGGCGGTTGGATGTGTAATGGCGATGCTTGGGGTCAGCGACATGCTGTAACAAGTTGTGCGAACTGTAACATTTGCGGTATATTTGGATCAGACTTTGGATTTACAGGCACTGCTGGTATTAAAGCAGGTACAACAACTTGTAGATGTCACGGACAAACAAGCTGGTCAGGTGCTGCCGCAGGTATCGGTATGCATGTAGCAACAGCAACTAACGAAGCATGGTGTGCATGCGGATGTCATATTAACTGGCCTGCAGGAGGAGGAACTCCTGGAACATCTAGTTATTGTAATAACTGGGCAAAATGTTGTGCAGGCGGATCTGGACAAGGCGGATCTGGAATTGTAAAGATTACTTATGTGTAAGGAAAAAGAATAATGGCAACATACGCAAGTTATAAAACACTAACAACAGACAACTTCCAAGATAATAGTGTCGGCGCAGAAAAATTAGGTCCAGGAGCAGGAAATAAGTACCATACTTTTTGGGTATATAACGAACGAGGCATGGCATGCCAACACTGTACTGATGCTGGCGATTGTTGCGAACAAGCAAATGGCAAATGTTGTTACTGGACAGTTCCAACAGGTGCATCAAAAGTAGTATTTGAAATTTGGAGTGGCGGTGGAGCAGGAGCAGGTTCTACTTGTTGTAACTACTGTATGCACTCGGCAGGTGGATCAGGCGGTAATTATGCTGTAAAATCAATTAGTACATGCCCAGGCTGTCAATATACAATTTGCGCAGGCGGCACATGGCCGTGCTCAAAGTCGCACACATGTGGTCCAGGTATGGGGTGTCGTTCATATGTTAATGGACACAATCTAAGTAATTTTTGTACAACAGGTGGTTGTGGCGGATGGATGTGCAACGGAGATGCATGGGGTCCACGTCATACACAGACTTGTGCAAACTGTAACATTTGTGGAATTTTTGGTGCCGATTTTGGTATTATGGGATCCACAGGAGTAAGTGGCGGACATGGCGGATGTCAATGTAAATCGGGCGATTGGGGACAAACAGGTGTTGCTCCATTCGTAGGTAAAATGTTTGCAGGATCAAACGCAGAAGCATGGTGTAACTGTGCATGTTATACTAACTGGCCAGCAGGCGGCGGACAAACAGGCCAATCTAGTTATTGTGGTAACTGGGCAAAATGTTGTGCTGGTGGAAATATGGGCGGATCGGGCTTAGTAAGAGTAACATTTGCATAAGGAAAGAAATTAATGGCTACATACG